CATTGATCGTAGAGCGCGCAGTCGTCGTGGTCATCGTCGTGACGCGATAGAACGCCAGAACGTCGATCAGCATCAGGACCGAAGGCATGGTTGTCGCCGCAGCCGAGAACGCCGCAGCGTTAAGCGCTACCTTGAACCCATCGCCTGCCGCGCCAACGTTCCCCCCATGCGGCATCGCGCCCGCGTTCGTGGTAATGTCGAACACCTGCTGCTGGATCAGCGCAGTGCCCGCGTTGAAGATCGCATCAGCCGGCGGAGATCCCGCACCACGCGCCAGACTGTGCCACTCGCCCGCAACCGCAGCGGCAGTCGGATTCATCAGCTTGTTCCAGTCCGAACGATAAAACTTTCCGTTCGTCGTGATCTGATTGATCAGGTCGTCTTGGCTGGTGAAGCCTGCCATCTTATGCCCACATCGTTTCGATTAGCCCCTGAATCGGAGCCGCCGCCAGCGTACCCGAGGGGTGAACAATCATGTTCAGGAATGCATCGTCCTTGATGATCGGCATGATGTTCTGGTCGATCAGGTAATCCACCTCGACCGGAGCCGTGATGTCGTAGATCGAAGCCGATGCGAGCGGCTTCACCAGCACCAAAGCAATCAGCCCAACATCGCCCGTCAGGAACTCAACCTGCTCAATCGAGCGGACACCCGTGTCACCAGCTTGCAGAGGAACGAACGGCCCGGCGCATCCGTTCGTCGTCGGCGCGCTTGTGATGACCGTTCCGTTCACAACCTGCGTGTTGCATGTGACCGTCTGCGAGACCCTGCCCGCCGTGCCGTCCTGATTGGTGTACGTGAATCTGAACTGCGAACCACCGACCTGGGCCGCAACCTCAATCGCCATCACCCGAACGCCAGCGCCATCGGTGTATCGCGTCAGGACGTTCGTGTTCGTAAGATCCTGCGTGCCCGCGTCCATCGTGATGAACGAATAATATAGCAGGTAATCCAGCAGATAGATCGGCAGCGGAACCGCCGTCGCCGTCTGCGTCATCGCCATGAACTTGCGCAGGTACTTGGTCACCGTCGAGGTCGAGACGTTCGGCCCGTGATCGAGCCCGCCGTCTGTCGATCTGGCCAGCACCGTCGCCGCAAGCGGAGCGGCAGCGTAATACTGCGGCGCCGGATTGCCGGGGCTCATGCTTAGGTCAAACCAGATGCCAGACGCCGTCGCTTGGCTGGGAACCTTGCGCCATGAGCGGACGAGGTACTTGCCCGCATCGTAAGCTGTCAGGATTTCCTTGACGTTGGCGGGCATCTATCTCGCCTCAGTTTCGTTCACTAATCCTCGGTGCCGTCAATTTCACCGGCCCCAAATTGCGGTTGAATACCCGAGCTAACAGCCAGCGAAGCAGACAGCGCGCCCTTGTAGAGAATCTTACCCGCGCCGCTCGATGCCGTGCCAATTGCGAAGTGCGTTTCCGTCTCCGAGCCGCTGGTACATTGCGGAAACTGCACCAAGGCCGCATTCGTGACGGCGTTGCCGGCGACCGTCCAGCCGGCGCCAGAGCGCGCAACCGCAACACGCGCATAGCTGCCATAGGCAGCCTCGTTCGTGGTCTGGCTACCGGCTTCACCCGGATCGCCAGTGTGCAGCGAGACGTACAGCGAGCCCGCTGTGGACGAGCCGCGAAGGCCGGTCGCGTCGCCAATGAGAGCGGCGTCGGTGTTGTTGAACACCAGATTCAGCAGCGCGGTTTCCCATGCGTTAGACTTGGACATTAGCTGACCTATTCAATCGTGATCTTTGAGCCGTCCGGGCGCGTCGCGGTCTTCGGCCTATTCATGCTTTCGGCAAGCGCCATGATAGCCATGGACATCGCCTCGCCGTTGCGATCGGTGGGAGCGGGTCCGCGGCTTGCCTCGGTATCCACAGGCGGCATCATTGCCTGCCGGGCCATATTGGCCTGCTCCATCTCCAGCTTGCGCTCTTCAAGCGCTATACGCTGCTGTTCCAGCTGGAAGTTGCGCTCCGCATTGACCGCTTCGAGCTCTGCCTTGCGGGCATCAGCCTCGATCTTTGCCGTGTCGTTCTGTTCGCGCAGCGCTGTCTCACGCGCCTGAAGCTCTGCCTGGCGCTCATCCGACTGGCGCCGCATCTCGGACGCCTGCATCTCGATCTTGGTCCACTCGTTTTCCAGCGCGAGCTTTTGAGCGGCCATCTGCTCCTTGTAATCGTTCAGCGTGCCGTCCAGCTGCAGGCGCTCCCGCGCGATCATGGTCTCAGCGGCGAGCTTTTCACGGGCGAGCATCTGCTCCTGCTCGAGCTTGCGCACTTCCAGCTGGTAATCACGGACGGCCTTGGCCTCGCTGGCCGCAAGCTCCATCTGCTTAATCTGAGCCTGCGTCTGGGCTTTGGCTTGCTCGATCTCCATAGCCGCCTTGGCCTTGACTTCATCAGGGCTCGGCGGCGGCGGGGGTTCCTCGATCGGCGGCTGTCCAGCGGCCACGCGCTTCTGGTTCTCTTCCTCTTTCTTCGCCTGCTCGGCCGCGGGATCGGTAAAGAACAGCTCCGGCGCCTTGAAGCCTGCGCGCTCGCAGAAGCGTTTGAGCGCGTTGTAAGCATTCTGCCATGACGCAACGGGGCCATGGTTGATCAGGATTTCCTTCTGCATCTCGAGGATTTTCGAGAGCGCAGCGAGTTCCATCTCTTTGCCGCCAGCGCCGACGCCGACTTCGATCACCATGTCCGAGCGGTCGCCGAACTCGGACGGGTTCACATCCACCCATTTGCCGCGAAGGTGGATTTTCTCCGCACGGGTGGCGTGCTTCCGGCTGAGCGCGTGCAGATCGAGGAACCAGCCCTTGACCAGCGTTTCAGCCAAGATGCGCGCAATCATGCGAACGCGCTTCTGGGCCATCGTCATCAGCGCCATCGCGCCTTTGGCGGTGTCGTGCAGCGTGTCCGGGTTGAGACCCTGTGCGTTCCTGACGACGCCAGTGCGAAGCTCGCCCATTGTGGAGGCGTATTCGAGCGCCATGCCGACGTCGAAGCCGAGTTGGCCGGCTTGGAGCGGTCTGACAGCCATCCCGTTCTTGGAGCGTACCGGAACCATGGGCTCGTTGCGCATCAGGTCAGAGATCGTGTGCTCGTTCGCCTGATCCATCGCAACTTCGGTGCGTTGGTTCATCGCGAAGTAGCCGCTGTCCAGCATCAGCCGGAGCAGCGCAGTCTTGATCTTCTGCACCTCGATAAGCTTTTCGGCCAACGACATGCCGTAGAAGCGGTGGGCGTTGATGAAGGGCGTTCCACACGACAGGCCGGTGCGATCCACCTTGCGCTTGTGGAGCAATACCTTGCACTGGCTATCGGTTTCGATCTGCCAGAGCTGGGATTTGCCTTTTAGGTCGATATCTGCCCGGATGAAGTGGGTATGCACCTCGACAGTCCGCATCAGGGATTTGCCGTCGGGGCCTTCCGGGCCTGAGCCCTCCGAAGCGTTGACCGTCGATGTGGTTTCGCCGGCTACGTCGCGCGCCTGGTCGGTCTGCTCATCCGACTTGGCTGAATACGCAGGAAGCTCGGCAACCTTGTTCTTGTCGTAGCCCTGATCGATGAGGGCCTGCGCCCGCGGATATGCGCGGATCGCCTGATAGACGTTGGCGTTCACATCCAGCGTGGCGTCCTGAGCAACTGTCAGGTTCGTCGGGTCGATCGCGTCGGACTTGATGCAGCCCTTGTCGTAGGACTTGCGAAGGATTGCGTCGAACAGCGGGACGCCATCGGGCGACATTGGCGGATTCGACGCCTTGGCCGGGCCGACTAGCTCTGCCCCGCCATCCTGCACAGCCATCTGAAGCTCAACGGCCGACTTGCCGAAGACTTCCTCGTCCTCGGTGACTTCGTTGTCCTGCCAGCGGGTGTAGAGGCAGCCCGTATCGACCTGGAGTGCATCCTTGATCGACGTATACAGGAGCAGGAAACCCGGCAGCTTGCGGAAGGCGGTATAGTTGACCCAGTCCGTTTCCTGCTGGGCGCGCTCCTCGTCCTCTTCGCTGCTGGGTGCGAACGCCGCAACATCCTCACCACCCGTGAAGATATCCATCAGGTCCGGCATCACCGTCTCGACGGCTTCTGCAATGTCGGTTGATACGGCCTTGGAACGGTTGGCGAGCGAGGGAACGTCGCTCATCACGCCTTTAGAGTATTCCAGCGCGGTCTTTCGTTTGCGCTCCAGCTCGGTCCCGTTCTCGAACCCGATTGACGTGGACTTCTCGGCCGCCAGCATGGACAGGATGTCGTTTTCCGACATCTCCTTTGCCTTCTTCGGCGCAGCTTCGCCGTCGGCGCCTTCCTCGCGCTCTAGAGTGGGGGCTTCAAAGGCCATGAGGTTAGACGGCTCCGAAGGACGGGATTTCGAGCTTCACTAGCTTCGGCTTCGCCACGGCATGACGGCGCATCATGTAGGCATAGCGGCTAGCGGAGATGCGGTCGTCTTTAAGCTTCACGATCAGACCATCCACACGGTGATAGAGGCGGAATTCGCCAAACCAGCCACCGCAGGTTGAGAACACCTTCCAGCGTCCCGTCTGCATGCGGTCGAGCATTTCCATGATGCCAGCCTCGACGCCGTTGCCTCCATCGGGAAACGTCGCCTTCTCGCTCAGCATGTTGAGCCCTTGGGCCCCGTATTGTTCTTTCAGCGCCTCGCCCGATCCCTTGTCGTGCTGCATGCCGTCGTGCGGCCATGCGCAGGGAATCCAGTCACCCCAAGGCTTGATGCCAGCCGCGTGGACAACTGGCGTCGTCTCGCGGGCCGCGTATTCCTTGCAGACGTAGAAGACGTCAGCATCCTTGTCCCAGGCGCAGTTCATCCCCGCGAACGGGTGATCCCAGCCGAAGTCGAGGCCGTTGATTTGGACCCAGTGTGCCGGGATCGAGAACGGAGCGACCGTGATGGACTCTTCCGTGATCGGGAACACCCGACCGGAGCCCATCGAGGGGATGCCTTTGGTCCGCGCTTCCCGCTCGTGGGCTGGATAGCTGTCTATGATCTCTTTGCGCTGCTGAGGGGTGTAGTGCTCAGCATCATCTATCGTCATCACGACGACATGGCGGCTCACACCGAGGCCCCGAGGAACATCGACACAACCGCGCTCATGCCAAGAAGAGGCGTGAAGGTTATCATCGTTAGGCCGCCAGTTGCGTTCGTGCGGGTCAAGCCTTCCATGTAAATATCTTCCGGCGGCTCTTCATCGAACCAGCATCCGTCGAGTGTTTCTGACTGCCATTTCTGACGGCCCTGGTCGTAGCTCTTGAATCCAAGCGTAGAGGTTCCGCCCGACGTGTGCTTGACCGTCACATTGTCCAGAGCATCGGCAATGCCCTGCCGGCGCCCAAAGTCGAGGAGTTGAGCTTTCGGGATCATGCCCGTGCCCCACTGGCCCTCGTCCTTCGGCTCACCAACGAGATAGCGCTGAACGCCATCCCGCGTGACTTCGCCGGTCTTGGATCCTGCCCACCAGCGTGTAGGTCGATCCCAGCGCCTGCCCTCCCACCAGTCGGGATAATCCCCGGTCAGATGAATGGCGACCTCAGCGGCGCCGCAAAATGTCTTTCCGAGCTGATTCCCCGCGCACAGAAGCCGTTCGCGATGAACAGCCCCGGCAGCGTGGAACTCAAGCTGCTTCGAATACGGCCAGTACTCAGTTAAGCGGTTTTCCCGCTTTCGACGCTGCTTCTCGTCCAGCAGCCGCAATAGTTCCAGTTTCAAGCTGGAGGGCTCGGGCAAGAGCGTTGATGCGCTGGTCAATCTGATCTTCCGTCAGTTCGTCAAATTCTGAGACGCGGACGTTGAGTTGCTGCGGCAGGATCGAAGCGACCACCTTCAGATACTGGTCTGGCTTCTCGGTCCGCACGGTTTCAATCACCGCGGCACCATGCTCGGTGAAGTCGTCGTACATCGCTGCGATGAAGGCTTCGCCCAGCTTGTTGCGCGAGCCTTTCGGCC